TATCTACTACTTTAGTTAAATCTACAATATTTGACCTAGTTTCTGTTATAGCTAAATTATTATTTGCTATAGAATTTTTTAAATTAACAGATGCGTTACTAGCTCCTGCGAAACCAGCATCTTTGTTTTTTTTATTTTCAGCAGCAAGTGCTTGCTCCATTTTTAATTGCTCTCCTTTTTGTGCAACTAATTGAGCATTTGCTTTAAATAAATCAATCGTAGGTTGCACCGCATCTGTCGCTAATTTTTCAGCGACTGCTTTACCAATTAATGCTTGTGTAATTTCATTAACCGATTTGGTTAAATTACCGTACATTATTTCTTCTTTAGTAAGGTTACCTAAATAAGCAGGGTATTTATCTTGTAAATCTTTTACGGCTTGTGTTCTTGCTTCACGTGATACGACATCGCTTTGAGCAATTGAAATTAATCCTAATAAATTAGCACGTTCTTCAAATGCACTTTTAGCACCTTCTTCAAATGCTTTTTTCATTGAGTTACCTACAGCATCAAATTTACCAGATAATTTATCAAAAATATCACCAACTGTTATACCATTCTGACTCATATAAGTAAGAGCAGAGGTAACCAATGAAACGGCTAGTAATATACCACCTGTACCAAGCAATGAACTTGCAACCGCTTTTAATGCGTTACCCGCACCACCAGAAGATTTAGAAAGATACCCAAAACTTTCAGCCGTTGCTGTAATGTTATTACCAATACCCATTATGCCAAAAGGTGCATCTTGAGCAATACGACTAAATTGCATTAATGTGTTACTACCGTTGCCTGTAGCCTTTGTTAATGTGTTTGTTGATACAGCAGTACTTTTATAAGAACCTTGTAATTCTTGTAATGATTTTTTAGCTTGGTTGACTTCTACAGTCATTTTTTCAGCTAAATCAATATTACCTGATTTAAGTTCTACCGCTACATCTTTTCTAAGCCTTTTTAAAAGTATCTCAGCTTCTGCTATTTTTCTTTGTAAGTCGGAATTGTCACCGCCTATTTCAATTTCTATTTTTGGCATTGCTTGAGTTTGTTAAATATTGCTTTGTTGCCGCTATGAATGCAGCCTTTTGTTCTTCTGATACACCGATGCTTTTTGACTTATCAAAATCTAAAGGCATAAATGAATCTTTGCTTTTTGGTAACTTTTTAGGGTCATAATGCGACCCAATTAATGAAGCCCATGCTAACTCCCTTAATTTTAGCCATTCCATTTTTTGTATTCTATTATAAGCAAAAAGGCGAATCTGAAACTCAGCCCACGTCATATCATATACTGACTGTAAGTTCTGAACTTGGAGTTCGCCTATTGCAAAAGATATAACATCTTCATTCCAATTTATTGCTAAATCTTTACTATTTTTTTTTTAGAATTAGAAACAGGTACATTTTTAGTCATAGATTTTACATAAGCTTCTCTAAATTCTTTCAACGCATTTGAGTGCATACTGCCATCATTTTCTAACCATTTTAATAAAGTATCGTTAGTAATTTTAGATTCGTTAACACTATTATATGAATATAACATCGCTAATGGAATGTACTTAAACGGATTGTTATCTAATTTATTTGACAATTCGATAAATCCTAAATCTAAACCCTCTAGCATATCGCCTAAAAATCCTAAACCAAATCCAAATTCTCTATCTTGTCCTTCAATATTTATTTTAGTTTTCATATTATACCAATGGGTCTGTTAATAAAACAATCCGTTTCCATCTAATGTCAAAGAAAAAGTAGCTAAATCGTCACCACTTCCAAAATCAGCTGAAAGGCTAGAAATTACAGCAGAACCAAAATATTTAATTGATTCAGCATTATAAACGTTAGTGTCTAATTTAAAATTAACCAAAGTCTTTGTTAATTGCTTAGCGAGTAAAGCATCATGCGATCTTTTAGCATCATCGCCACCTACAGTAGTAGTGTCGATATATTGACCTTCTGCAGTTACGGAATAGCTAAACATACCCGGCTGTCTTACCATAATTCCAGGGTTGCATTTTGTTGTACTTTCAATAACTGATAAATCAGTAGCTATTGCATTAGAAGTTAGGCACGCTACAGGCTTGTAGGACGTTCCATCGTGAATTGAGAGTATCGAAACTTCTCCTTTGATAAAATTGCTCATTGTGTTGCTTAATTAAGTGTTAATGTGTATCTAATAAAATTTCTGTAAACTATTTGATTATCGTTTATATTGTCTAAATTGTTTGGGAAATCTTCGGCTTGAATTATTGTTGTAAATCCTTCAATGACTAAATCTTGTGTTAATGATCTTATGTTGTTTTCTATATCATCAGTTAACAAGCGGCTACCTGTATTTCCAGAACCATTATAAATTGTCACTATATCTAGTAAAATGTCTGCTTCCCAAAAGTACTCACACTTATTTTGTTTTAACACACGCTTACTCTGCGTAGTCATTAAAACATAAAAATTTGGGTTTTCACTAGGTCTTACCCTTGTGTCATAACATGGAATTGTTAAACCATTTACAACCATTCCATTAATAGCTGTTAAAATTGATTTTCTAATAAATTTACTAGGGTTTGCTTTATCCATATAACAAATATACAAAAAAACACGATACCAAAGCATCGTGTTTTAAACCAACTAAAAAATAATTATGAAAAGACTTGGTAAAGATAATGTTTTTTTGTATAACTATATTTTTTTTGTTAATTGTTCAATCTCTATTTTTAGATTATCTTCTATGCTTTTTAAGCCATAAATATAAGCAGGATACATATAAGGTCTAGCTGGTAGGTTAACTTGCTTGATTCCTTTCCCTAATGCCCTACGTGCCTGCTCATCAAACTCTTTTGGAACTTCAACTAAGCCACCTGTTCCGAATTCAATGTAAGGTGCGTATGGTGCTACACCTCCACCAGCTTCTACTATATATTTCATATCATTAACGGTAATTACTCTAATAGATTGCTTTAATTTACCAGTGTCAACAACTACTAATGAAACTGCTTTATCAACCATTTCAAATGCTGTTGCTTCCATAACTAAAGACAAGGTATCTTTTGCTTTTTCGCCAAACTTCTTTAATTGTAAAATTGTTTTATCTAATCCTCTTATTTGCGGTTTAAAAGCCATAAAATTAAGTTTGTGCTGTGCAATAAACAATTATATCTATGTCAACTAAGTTTATATTTTCTATTCGGTCAATAACAAATTTATTGCCTTTATATTTTATATAATTTAATTTTTCACTTAACATAAAGTTATTAATACCACGAAATTTAAAAATACTTGTGTAAAAGTTTTCTACTTTTCCATTGTCAGTAGTTCTCACAGAGTTTTTAGTTTCAATACTAGCCCATCTTTTAATTAACAAAGATTCAGAAACAACAAACCCTCCAAAGGTATCGCTAACTTCTGTAAGATTCCATATTTCAACTCTTTTATCGTAATTTCTAGCTAGCATATATATCTCTTGTTTATGTCTAAAAGCATTAATACTGACATAGGAATTAAACTTGTATTAAATTGCCTTTCGGATTCAAAGTAAAATACTTTTAGCATTTGAAAAGCTGCTTGCCTCAATTCCTCTGGAATGTTAGCTAGGTTAGTGTATCCGATATTTAACACAACAACTCTATCTAATGTCGTTATAGCGGAGTAGGTGCTGTAAATTAATTGTACAGAAGTGCTAGGCACTGTATTAATTGGGAAGTCGTAAACATTTGCTATACTATCAGCATAGTAGGTTCTATCTCTAGGGAAAAATATGTGGTTAGTTCTTTTTTCTATAAAAGACAAACACGCTTCTATCATAGATATAATCTCATTGTCGGTTTCATCTTGATCTTCATCAATTCTAAGATACCTCTTTGCCTCTGCTAGTGTAATAACTGATAAATAGCTCATTATTTTACTTTTTTAGCTTTTTTAAGTATTTTAATTTCCTTAACATCTTCTACAACCCATTCAGCTCTCCCACGCTCTACTGCGCTATCGTTTCTTTTATCTCCTAAGTCAGCTATATCGCCAACTTTATAAAGGATATCATGACCCATTGACTCCAGTAAAAATTTTATTTTCATAATATAATATTTTTATCAAATATACAAATAAATATTTTATAATTATTTTTGTAAATAAATTTAATAAAGTATTGTTTATTTAAAAGTTAGTTATATATTTGTTAAATAAAACCGCTGTTAGTGGCTGTTTTTTTTCTATAACGCAAACACAAAAACACAATGACAAAAATTTATTATTTTTCTACAATTATTTTTTTATTAATGGAATTACATTGGTTAGTTTATCCAATCGAAAAAACCCAAAACGCCCGCAAATTTTTAGCCTTATCAAAAATAAATAAAGGTAAAAAATGGGATGAATTTTCAGAAGATTATAAATCTGAATTAAAATATAAAATATGGATGGTTTATGTTTTGTTATGGATGTTAATTGGATTGTTTACTTTTCAATGGCAAGCGTTTTTAATTATGATTGTTTTTAATTTTTTAATTATTAATCCAATATCAAAAATATTTAAAGATACATTTATGTACACTATTTTACATTGGATTAATTCATTAATTGGTTTTTCTTTCGGAGTTTTTATAATTATAAACCACTATCACTTAAAGTTGAATTTAACTGAAATTATATCTTCTTACGTAAAATAGCCTATAACGTTCCCTCGCTTTGTGTCTGTTACGGAAATAGCGAGCCGATAATTTTCAACTAAAACAAAATGCCTACGGGCAAAATAAATATCAATTAAACACAATTGCCGTAATAGCACAAAACGATTGTTATGTTGCGTTGTCTGTATTTAAAACAAAATATTATATGAAAAAAATTTATAAATACAATTTAAGAATATCAGATAGTCAATATATAGATTTACCAATTAATTCAGAAATACTATCTGTAAAAAATCAGGGTGACAATTTATGCTTATGGGCTTTGGTTTATACTGATGAGGATTCAAATACAACTTATGAAATAGAGATTTTCGGAACAGGAAATGAAATTTATGATAATACCACGTTTCGAGAATTTATAGACACTTGTGTAATGCCTAATGGCTTTGTTTTGCACTTGTTTAAGCGGATTGTGTAATGCACCATAACGTTTGGCAGCTAACCGATAGTTTTTGACCTTGCAAAAATTTTGGTTAGGTGCTGTTATAGGATGCCCTTCTTTCGGAATTAATATAAATAATAATAAATAAAAAAATGAATAATACAGCACTAATAAAAACAATGCAAGAT